ATGCGGCTACCCGCCGAGCGCGTCGAGCGGGCGCGCGCCCACCTACAGCGACACCTGGAGGCCGCCGGCATGGCACCGACACCCCCCGCCGAGCCGCTGACCGCCGCGGCTCACGTCATCACGATCTCGGACGTGCCGCCGGCCGAGTGGTTCGCCGAACCGCTGGATGTCCAGCAACACGGCGCGCTCACCGTCACCGACCAGGGTCGCGTGTACGGCTGGCTCGCGCCGGCCAACGTCGCCCACCGGTCGTTCGCCGACCGCAGGGTGTACGCGCCGCGGAACGTCGACTACCGGCGGTTCCTCGGAGGCGAGACCATCGTCGCCGGCGGAGGACGCGTGGTCACCGGACCGATCACCATGGAGTGCGGCCACGCCAACCCGCACGACCCGCGACGCGCCGACCTGAACTGGGCGCCCGACCACTACCACAACACGTGCTCGATCGTGGCGCGCGTCAACGTCGGCGAGTCGGAGCGTGGCACGTGGGTGGCCGGCGCGTTGGTGGCCGGCGTCACCGCCGAGCAGATCACGAAGATGATGACGTGCCGGCTCTCCGGTGACTGGCAGCCAATCCGCGATCAGCCGGGACGCCGCGAGCTCGTGGCCGCACTGCTCGTACCCGTGCCGGGTTTCCCGCTGGCTCGGAGCGCCCCGACCGTTCAGGTGGACAACGGTGAGCTCGTCGCGGCGTCCGTGCCGGTGCGCGTCGTTCACGCCGACGCGGACGTCGACTTCGAGCTGCAGCGGTCGCGCGTCGAGCGTAACGCGTTCGACGTCGTCGTCGCCAGCCTACAGCGACGGCTCGGTCGCACACCGGCCGACCGCGTGGCGGCGTTGAAGTCACGGGTGCACTCGACCGCGACGCTGGACGTGGGAGATGATGCCAGCTTTCGCTTCCGTAAAAACCAGAAGCGAAACCCCGCCACCGGCAAGTGGGTAGATGACAGCGTGGGTGACGGTGGTCACGGTCGCGGCCGCATCTCAAGCGTCCCGAACATCGGAGATGGCGGCGACGTGGACTACGTCGACTTCCCGGTCGAAGGTCCCACGCGTTCGGGGAATCGGAAACGACTGCATCAGCTTCAGGCGCAGGCCGAGGATCAGGGTCTCGATGAGGATGAGGCGCGTGAACTTCGGACACTCGAGAGACTACTCTCAGATGAGATGGATGAGGAGACGCGTCGGCGTCGCCGAAACGCACTGGAGGAGTGAACAATGGCTTGCGGTTGCGGTAAGACGAAGGAGGCGGTGACCTCGGCGCAGCTCACGGAGCCGGTAGACACGTCGACGATCGCACCGGTTACGCAGACCATGCGAGAGCGTCGCGCGGCCGAGTTGTCCAGCGTCCGGGCGGCCATCGCCAACTCGCGCGGCTAAATCTCACCACGGTTTCGTTTGACAGTCGGCCCGGTACCTCCGTATGCTGGTACCGGGCCGATCCTTGTCACTACGAAGCAGATGCGATAGGTGGCACGCCGTGGCAAAGAACAAGGGGCCGGTCCAGCCTCCCGAGGACTACACCGCGCTGAGTGACGAGGAACTCGCGACGTTCGAGACGGACGCCACCGCCGAGTTTGACGAGGTCACCGGCGATCCGAACATCAACGCGGACGGACTGGCGCGCGCAACCGAGCTGGCCGACATGGTCGACACGGTTCGCGGCGAGAACGCACGCCGTATCCAGGAACGCGCGGACATCGCCGCCGGTCGCGAGGCCCTCATGGCCCGGGTGCACGTTCAGCCCGAGGAGCCCGAGGACGGCGAGGGTGACGGAGACGCCGAGGGCGGCGAGGGTGACAATGAGGGCGCCGGCGAGGGTACTCCGGCGCCGGCGGTCGCGGTGGTCGCCGGCGGCGCGACGACCCAGCCGGCGCGGCGTGCGACTCGCAAGCTGAATTTGTCACTCGCGGACGCGCAGACGCACGCGCCGAAGATCAAGGCGCCGCGCACCGAGCCGGTGCTCGTGGCCTCCGCCGACATCCCGGGTTTCACCACGGGCGGTAGGCTGGACGGCATGGACTCGCTGGTCGCCGCGATGACGGCGCGCGCCCGCGCGTTGCCGATCGCGGCGGTGCGGGGTGCCGATGAGGACTGGGAGCGCGCGACGCGCTACCCGATCGCGGCGCTCGAGCGTCAGTTCCGGTACACCCTCGGCCCGGATGCGACACCTGAGCAGATCAATGACGTGCTCACCGCGGCCACGGACCCGGAGGCGCTGGTCGCCGCGGGTGGCTGGTGCGCGCCGAGTGAGATCTCGTATGACTTCTACAACATCGTCTGTGAAGACGGCATGATCGACCTTCCGACGATCGGCATCAACCGGGGTGGCATTCGCTTCCCAGTGTCGGCCTCGTTCGGTGACCTGGTCGGTAACGCGGCGATGTGGTCGTGGACCGAACTGCAGGATGTCGCGGCCGTCACCGGCACCGGCGCCGGCACCAAGACCTGCGCACGGGTACCGTGTCCGTCCTTCCTCGAGGAACGTCTCGAGTGTGACGGCATCTGTCTCACCGTCGGTAACCTGACGGAGGATGCGTTCCCCGAGTTGATCGCGAATCACACCAAGTTGCTGTTCGCGGCACACGCGCACAAGATGAACGGTCGGTACATCGCGAAGTTGCTCACGGCCAGCGGTACGGCGATCACCGGCATGGGTGCCGCGGGATCCGGCCTCGTCGCGCCGGTGCTCGGTGCGATCTCACTCGCCGCGATCGACTACCGTGAGAAGTACGCGATGTGCGAAGACGCGATCCTCGAGGTTATCCTCCCCCGTTGGGTGCGCGCCGCGATGCGGTCTGACCTGCGGAAGCGAGGCGGTGACTTCCGGTATCTTACGGTCGCCGACGCCGCGCTCATGGACATGTTCGACGTCGAGAACGTTCGCGTTCAGTGGGTTAATGACTGGCAGGTGCGGGCCTCCGGGTTCCCGGGTCAGTCGACGCCGATCGTGGTCTGGCCGCTCACCGTCCAGTTCATGATCTACGCGCCGGGTACGTTCGTACTCGGCCGGGGACTGCGACTCAACCTCGGTGTCATCCGTGATTCGGTGCTCAACGCCACCAACGACCACACGGCCGAGTGGCAGGAGGAGTGCTGGTTGATCGCGAAGATGGGTCACGAGTCCCGGCTGTACACCGTGCCGATCTGCCCGGATGGCACCACCGGTGCCGCGGACCTCACCGCCTGCGGCGTGTAAGCGCCCACCGTGGCGATCGACTTCGACGGCGGGAGGTGAGGACACATGGTCAACGCACGACTGGAGGTCCCACCTCCCGGGTTCACACCACTTCCGTTCGGCCTGTTCTCGGCGATCGACTTTCGTGTCGACTCTGATCCACACTGGCGGCTCGGTGTCGACTATGAGCCGCTGTGCTCGACGTCCGGCGCCGTTACCGGTCTGACGTACGAAGGTTGCTTCTCGGTTACCGGCACGGGTGGACCACCGCCTCCCCCGCCCACCAAGGGCAGCACAGGTGATAAGACATTTCGTGGCGCCACCGCGTTCTCGCCGTACTCGCTGATCGATTGCTCGGCGCCGGGTTTCTGGGATGAGGCCGAGGAAAACGCACTCCGGCTCATCGGCCGCACCGAGCAGCGACAGGTGGAACGTGCGTTCTGGACCGGTGTGGCCGGACTGCAACCCGTCGTGTACCCACACCTCGCCGCAAACACGGCGCTCGTAGAGGGCATGGTGACGTTGCAGACGGCGGCCGTCACGGTCACCGGCGGCGTCGTTGACGTCGTCGAGGGCATCGGCCTACTCGAGGAACGACTCGCCACTTGCTACGACGGTGTCGGCGTCATTCACGTGCCGATGTCGGTGACTCCCCCGCTCGCCGAGGCGATGCAACTACGCCAGATAGGCGGGAAGCTGTTCACGTGGAACGGAAACCAGGTGGTCGCCGGTTCGGGGTATCCGGGCACGGCGCCCGATGGCACCGCACCACCGAACGGTACCCGCTGGATCTACGCCACCGGCGCGCTCTTCGGTTACCGATCGGCGGTGAAGTTGATCGGCACCAACGGTGAGATCCTGACTCGCTCGAACAACACGGTGACCGCCATCGCTGAGCGAACGTACGTCATCGGGTGGGAGTGCTGTCACTTCGCGATACCGGTATCCATAGGTGGCCTCGGGGCCGGCGCACCCGGCGTACCGGGCTAGGGAGAGTGAGACATGGTCGCCGAGTGCGTGAATGCCATCCACGGCGAGGTGGTGCGTCTCGTCAAGCTGGACGTCTGCGGCAACCCGGTCACCGGTGCGTCCAGCGCCGTCGTGGTCACCGACGGTTTCGTGCGGATTACGCCGTCGCCGCAGTATCTCGACGGACAGGAGCACCAGCTGGTCAAGGCCAACGGACAGCTGTGTAACTACAAGCGTGACAAGCCGCAGCTGACCCGGGTCGAACTGCTCATCGACTGGTGCGTGCTCGATCCCGACGCCATCGTCATCGTCACCGGCGACACGCTGATCGCCAACGCGGGCACGACCGGCACCGGCGTCGCCTTCGGCGAGGGCCTGGTTACCGCGCGGTACTCGCTCGAGACGTGGCAGCAGGTCACCGGCCCCAACGCGTGTGACCCGACGACCGGACTCCAGCGGTACGTCTACTGGGCGTTCATGAACGTGGGCAACGGCAAGGTGAACCAGTTCACCTTCGAGAACGCGCCGTTCGAGTTCCACACCACCGGTGAGACCGAGAAGATCGGGCCGCTGTGGGGTAACGGTCCCGGTTCGGCCGGTCCGTGGATTCCGAGTGCGATCACCAACCTCACGAAGCATTACCTCTACAACGTCACCACCACCCCGCCGCCGGTCTCGGCGTGTGGCGCCGTGGTGCTCGCGTAAGGACTCGCCCACCGTGTCGGCGACGGGATACACGTCCGAGTTCCCGGCGCACGATCACGACGGCGCGGACATCGTCTCGGGTACCGTGGTGTATCCGCGACTCGATCAGGACGTCGCGTTCGCGGACACCGTGTTCCTCAATCGGCCGAACAACGGCGGCATCGAGGGTGCCGATCTCTTCCAATTTCGCTACGACGGCCAACGGGGTGGATACCTCAACGGATTCGCGTGTCTACGTGCGCGGTCACCCGTCGCGAACCAGTACGCGTTCCGTGCACAGGCACACTCGGGCGCCGGATCGAATCAGGCCATCGGCTCGTTCGCGCTGTCGGATAACACTGATATGTTCGTTACGTACGTCAACGGCGATTCGGCGGTTGCCCGTGACCTGATCGTGCAGCGAAATGTGATCGTCGTTGGACTCGTCGCGGCCAGCGGAGTCGTCACCGGTTCGAACATGCAACCCGGCGCGTGGGTTGCGCCGTCGTTTGGCACGAACGTCGGGGATGTCGGCTCACCCCACGCCGCGGCGGGTAGCCGAGTCGAACCGTTGATGCAGGTGGTACGCCTACGCGGTGAA